AAACTTTTGTTTGGTAAGTGGTGATTATTTATATAATAAGTATGCTAAAATAGGAGTAAGAATGAAAGATAAAATGCACGATGTAATAATCAACATGGATATTATGTTGGGTGTGCCAAGTAAAAGTCAAGAAGAAGCATACGATAAGGTAGAAGATTATACTACTGAACAGTTGCTTACTCTGGCACTAGAGCAATTACCTTTCCACGAGAGAGATAGCATTAGATATGTAGAAGGTCCACCTACTATAAACTGATGGAGAATTATGGCATGATAAACTTAGAGGATGAGTCTGACTATCTAAACGATAAGCCTAAGTACTATAGATTAGGCTGGCGAGACTGCCGAGATGATAGACCTATGCGTAAGTTTACATTACATAATAAAGAGGATGCTGTTGAGAAAGAAATATACCTGATAGGCTATAGCGATTACATAGCTAACACAGATTGGCAGCATAATTAACTATAAATATATAGGAGTAGTAGATGTTAGTACAAGGAACCACAATCTTTAACTCAGCGTTGACCCAGTTCGACACGTACCAAGGTCAATCAACTGATAAATATTCTTTACAAATAACTCTGGATAAGAAAGAAGCAGATGCTCTAGCTGCTCAGGGTGTAAAGATTAAAGAGTACGAGGGAGAGCCAATAAGAAAGTTCACTAGTCGCTATGACATACCTGTTTTTACAGCGAAGAATGAGCGTTGGCATGATGAAATACCTAGTGGCTCTACCGTGAGAGTAGAGTACACAACCAAGGAACATCCGACAGCAGGTCAAGTACCTTATGCTAAGCGTGTTCTATTGTTACAAGTAGGTGAAGGATACGAGGGACAGAAAGAAGCTGACGACCAGTTCTTTGAAGACAACCCAGTATAAGATATAAGGAGAAGGTAGCTAGCTCACATGCCTAGCCTCCCTCCTCCTCATGAGTATGTGGGATTGGTTACCCTAAGTAACCACTAATAAAACTATAACCTTGGAGGAGGATATGAAAGAACATAAAGAAGCTTGTCCTAAATGTAGAGAACTAGGCAACGATACCAAAGGTGACAACCTACATGTATACGCAGATGGACAGACACATTGCTATGCTTGTGACTATCATACATTTGCAGACAACAACTCAACACCAACAAGCTACAAGCCAAGGTTCAAGAAGAACACAGAAGCAGCAGTCGAAGGTGTACACGCAGCCATAACCGACAGGAAGATATCCAAAGAGATAGCTACCAAGTACAAAGTCAAGGTAGAGTATGGCACTAACGGTCAGGTAATCAAACACCACTACCCATTCACAGATAAGTCATGTAGGATTACAGCTTGGAAGACAAGAGATGTAGCTACGAAAGGCTTTCATATAACTGGAAGCTTTAAAGATGTAGGTCTGTTTGGTGAATGTCTATGGGATGCTGGAGGTAAGTACCTAACTATCACAGAGGGTGAGATAGATTGTATGTCACTAGCTGAAGTGTTCAATGGTAAGTGGGCGACAGTTAGTTTACGCAATGGTGCGCAGAGTGTAGTCAAGTCACTCAAAGATTCATTCGAGTTTGTTGATTCCTTTGATAAGATAGTACTTGCTTTTGATAATGATGAAGCAGGTAAAGTTGCTATTGATAAAGTACTAGAGATATTCAGTCCAGATAAGATAAAGATAATGTCTTACCCAGATGGATACAAAGATGTAAGTGATATGCTACAAGCAGGATTAGTTAAAGACTTAGAGAACTGTTGGTGGCGAGCTAAGACTTATATGCCTAGTGATATAGTAGGTGCAACAGAAGTAAAAGATAGCTGGATAAGTAGACCGCATGTACAATCAATACCTTATCCTTGGGTGTGTCTTAATCAAAAGACTAAAGGCTTTAGACTAGGTGAGTTAGTTACTATCACATCAGGTACAGGTATGGGTAAGTCATCTCTTATCAGAGAGTTAGAACATCATCTGCTTACTACTACTACAGATAAGGTAGGTATCATACATCTAGAGGAAACCACGGAGCGTACTATCGACGGTTTAGTAGGTATAGAACTGTCGGTTCCCTATCACCTAGATGAAATCAGACAGAACTATCCAGAGCATGAAGCTACCGCAGCCTTTGATAAGCTATTCAAACGAGAAGATGGTGAAGAAGCATTGTCATTGTATGAAGGTAAAGAACTATCAGTAGAAAAGATAGTCAGTCGTATAAGACTCATGGCTAAAGCACAGAACATTAGATGGATAATCTTAGACCACCTTAATCTTGTGATGTCAGGTGATACTAAGGTAGATGAACGTAGAAGTATAGACCAACTAATGACACAGCTTAGAGAAGTAGTAGTAGAAACCAACATAGGTTTGTTTGTTATCTCTCATCTAAGCAGACAGCAAGGTGTTACCCACGAAGAAGGTGGAGAGATATCACTTACACACTTACGTGGCAGCCAAGGCATAGCACAGCTGTCCAACATAGTGATAGCACTAGAGAGAAACCAGCAACACGAGGATGACTGGATGAGGAACGTAACCAAACTAAGGGTGCTAAAGAACAGGTACACAGGTGACACTGGAGAGACTGGACATATACATTATGACAACGACACAGGTAGACTAACAGAAGTAGTCGTAGACTTAGAGGAGTTACTATCATGAAGCTATCAGCTCGCGCACCTGTCAGAGGAAATGAACCAATGTCAGCTAGGTATCATCGTAGGAAATTACTTAGAGAGTTAAAGAAAAGAGTTGACAAACTAAGGAAGAGGAGGAAGAAGCATGAAGATAGCATTTGATATAGAAGCTAATGGCTTAGACCCAACAGAGATATTCTGTATAGCAGCTAAGGTAATTGGACAGGAGGTGTCTGAGTTCTGGACACCTGATACAGTTAAGTTCTTTCCTGCTTGGTTAGTAGAGATAGATGCTGAAGCTTTAGTAGGACACAACATAATTGGCTATGACTTACCAGTACTTAAGAAGCTCTTAGGATTCGATTGGTGGGGTGATGTTGAAGATACCTTAGTGATGAGTAGACTGGACAACCCAAGTAGAGAAGGAGGACATTCCTTAGCTGCGTGGGGTACAAGATTGAACTACCCTAAGGGTGAGTATGATGACTGGACACACTACACACAAGAGATGGGTGAGTACTGTAAACAAGATGTAGAAGTTACTGCTAAATTGTACAAGCTTCTTAACTCTAAGTCTATGTCAAGTGTAGCACTAGAGATGGAGCATAAAATAGCTAAGATAACTCATCAACAGACAGTCAATGGCTGGAAGTTTAACATACGTAAAGCTAGTCACTTACTTGCTGCGCTTAAAGAAGAGATGTTCATGGCTGAAGATGAAGTACGTAAGGTATTTAAACCACTACCTGTATGGGTAGAACTTAATCATCCGGGTGCTAAGTGTCAGAATAAAGATGGCACTTTATCTAAACGATTCATAGCACAGATGAGTAAGGGTGCGCAATGGAAAGACTTCAGTAAGAAAGAATGGGGACACTACATCTACCCAGAGTTTAACTTAGGTAGTAGACAACAGATAGCTAGATACCTACAACACTTTGGATGGACACCTAAAGAGTATACAGAATTAGGTACAGTAATAATATCAGAGACTGTACTAGAGAACATAGAGTTACCTGAAGGTAAACTCATAGCTAAGTACCTAATGATACAGAAGAGACTGGGTTTAGTAGGTGCATGGATAGATGCCATCGATGATAACGATAGGATACATGGCTATGTAAATACGTGTGGTGCTGTGACAGGCAGGATGACACACTCGAAGCCTAACCTAGCACAAGTACCATCAAGCAGCTCACCTTATGGTGAAGAATGTAGAGAGTTATTCACAGTAGAAGAAGGATACAAGTTAGTAGGTATGGATGCTTCAGGTTTAGAACTTAGGATGCTTGCTCACTACATGGATGATGAGGATTACACTAACGAGGTTATCAATGGAGACATACACACAGCAAATCAACGAGCTGCAAATCTTGACACTAGAGATAAAGCAAAGACATTTATCTATGCGTTCCTATACGGAGCAGGTGATGGTAAAATCGGGAGCGTTGTCGGAGGAACAGCTAGAGATGGTAAACGACTTAAGGAGGAATTCCTTAAAAATACACCGGCTCTTAAGAAACTACGAACTAGAGTTGTTAAGGATTCTAGTAGTGGGTCGCTTGTAGGATTAGATGGTAGGGTACTACACATACGTAGTCCACATGCTGCGCTTAATACATTACTACAAAGTGCAGGTGCAATTGTAATGAAGAGAGCCATGGTATTACTTGACCATTTTACTCAGGTATACAAGATAAAGTATAAGCTAGTAGGACAGATACATGATGAGATACAAGCTGAAGTAGATGAGAGCCAAGCACAATTCTTTGGTGACTTAGCTGTCAGTTGTATAAAGAGAGCAGGTAAAGATTTTAAACTAAACTGTCCTTTGGATGGTGACTATAAAGTAGGTGACACATGGAGGGAGACACACTAATGAGCAATAACATTTCACCAAGCTACTATCAGAAGGGTAGTATAGAAGTAACAGACTACATCACAAGTAATGAGATGTCGTTTATAGAGGGTAACATAATCAAGTACGTAACTAGATACAAAGAGAAGTCCGGGATACAAGACTTAAGAAAAGCTAGATGGTATCTAGATAAACTAATACAAACGCAGATGGACATTCCAATGGAGGATATGAAATGAAGAAGATAGATACTTTAATAGAAGATGTGTATGAAGTACTCGCATCAAGTACCGCAGCTGAGGGTGTGGATGTAGACAATATCATCGATGAGTTTGGGGAGTCAATGAAAGCTATACTCAGAGATAATGTACTCAAAGTACATGAAGATAAGCGTACCTTACGCATGTCTAACATAGGCAGAAAGGATAGGTTCCTTTGGTATGTAGACAAAGGTATGTCTAAAGAAAAGATGACACCTAATACCCTGATGAAGTTTCTATATGGACACGCAACAGAAGAGTTAGTGCTTGCTCTTGTTAAATTGTCTGGACATAAAGTAACACATCAACAAGCGAAAGCTGAAGTTAATGGTATAAAAGGTAGCATGGATTGTCTGATTGATGATATACTTATCGATGTTAAAACAGCTGCGCCTTTTGGATTCAAGAAGTTCAAAGAAGGAGGCTTAAGATGGGATGACCCGTTTGGTTATATCGACCAGCTACGTGGTTATGCTGCATCTTTGAATGTAAAAGAAGGTGGATGGTTAGTGATAGATAAAACTAACGGACACCTATGTACTCACTTCGAGAACTTTGAATACGATGAACCGATAGAAGAAAGAATAGAGCATCTAAAAGAAGTTGTTGCTAGTGATGAAAGACCAGAGCAATGCTATGAGTTAGTCGCTGATGGTAAATCAGGCAATACGAAACTTGCTATGGAATGTAGTTATTGTGTGTATAAGAAACATTGCTTCCCCAACATGAAGGTGTTTGCCTACTCAACTGGACCTAGGTTCTTAGTTGATGTAGTTAATTACCCGAAGGTAGCTGAAGTATATAACTACTTTGATAACAAATAAGGAGTATATATGAAAGAAATGATTGAGCAGGTACTGGCTAACAAATCACTTACAGTGTTTTTAGGTATCGTAATCGTAGCTTTAGTATTAGGCTGGCTAGGTTAGAATAAGTCTGGGGTTCTTTACACGAGAACCCCTTTTACAGGAGCATGAGAGGGGGTTACAGCGTACTTTAGCTGTAGTTAATAGTAAGGGGAGGATATGGTATACAAGGCTGTATTAAAGCTGCCAAGTTATAGTAAAGGTAGAGGAGATAAGAAGCGTACTAATCTATTTAGTATGAACATATATAGAAACATGCACTACCTTAGTTTGAACAAGGTTAAGCGTGATTACCATGAAGTAGTAGCAGACTGGGTAAGCATACTCCCTAAGTTTAAGAGTATGACACCTAAGTACATACTATTCTTTAAAGGAAAGAGAAGGAAAGACATAGATAACTACACGTTTCCTATACATAAGTTCCTTATGGATGCTCTCGTAGAGGGAGGTGTAATAGAAGATGATAGTTATGACTATGTAAGAGGATTCGCCTCAAGTTTTGGCGATGATGATATGGAAGACAACTATGTAGTTGTTGAATTAATTGGAGATGTAGATGACACAGACAGGTAGGCAAGAAGTGATAAGAAGATTAGCAGAAGATTATGCAAAGAGAGCAAAAGTATTAAGTTTAAAGTTTGAAGATGCCTACAGTATGTATGTCAAAAGATGTGAAATAAGAGATGATGCTAACTTGCTTCATCAATATACATGTGCCAATTTAGGGAGACTACCTATTGCTACTACAGCAGGTAGGTCAGATGAATATATTATAACAACAAACGATGATGATTGTGAGGATGGAGTATGCAAACTTTAGCAGTAATAATAGTATTACAAGTTATAGTAACCTTGTTAGCAGGGTGTAGCCAGTTAGATAACAAGCTGCTGGAACAGAAAGATATACAAGGTAGACTAATATGTCAACCAGTAGATGCGACTGGGTGTATAGGGTGGAACGAATGAATAAAATAAAAGAAAGAATGTTAGCAGCAAACAAAGCAAGGACTGACTTACTATCAGATAATCCAGAGATTAACTCTAAGTGGACACCTGATGCTATTAAGTTAATTAAACAATGTGTACATACTGAATTATATGAAGCACAAACAGAACTTATAGACTTGTGGGTTAAAGAAGAAGAAAAGAGATTACCACCTCATCCACCTATGTCACCTTTTACCAGCGTTCAGCGAAAGGTTTAGTATCGAAGTAGTCTCTATAGTCTAGCTCGAACTCTTGTTCACCATCATCATGTTGGTATATATCATCGTCTTGTCTGGGTGGACCATCATGTCCTAGCTTAGTCTGCCATCCTGACTTCCATGCTTCTACTTCTTCTTCATCATCTTTAAACT